CAGTAATACGTGACAAATTAAGATCAGATTGTGTAGAGGCATCACCATCGTTTGTGCGAATAACCTGTTCTAAAAGATCAATAGTGTCAGCCGGTAATGCGTAAGTTGCGGTGCCCTGTACAAGATTGACGGTCCCTGAATCAATCGTCCACATGTTAATACCACGGTTCTGCCATTCAATAGTCAATAAATTCATAGACCTGCGAGCTGTTCGCAGGTCATAACCAGAACGCATTTCACGGCCAGCACGTTCCCACGCTTCTTCAGCGATTTCCGTGAAATCCATATTGAATGTAGCAGTACCAGATGTAGCCATTACTACATCATCTTACAAGGACGAACACCTTGCGTAGCAATTCCAGCACCACGTACTTTGCCGCCTTTCTTCATACCCAATCCTACTGCCTTATCCCTAAGACGATGCATTTCATCTTCTTCATCACGTAAAGCTCCTCTTACGCGTCCTCTTTCTTCATCTCGATTTCTACCACGGTCGCCTTTTATACGCCGCAACTCATCACGATGATCGTCCTGTTCGCTAATAACTCTACCTTCTTCGTCACGCAAGTCTCTTCTTTTACTAACCATGTCACCCTCTCTATATTTCCTGACCGCTTTTCCCGGTCTACCGGATTTACTATTAAAATAACTAGGCATAGCCCCACCTCCTGCGAATTTTCGGCCTTTATCTGCATTAGCAAACTCCCGCCCTACGTCTTGGGAAACGCCCGCCTTTTTAGCAAATTCAGGGTTATTGGCAACGGCGGCCATAAACCGTGCTTGCTTCTTGCTCTTACTAGGCATTACCCATAATTCTTCGTCATAGTTATTATAACCATGTACGAATCCGCAGCAGCAGCACCGATCGTAGTAAAAAGTATGTTGCCGGTTACACCGGTTCCCGCATTATTAGGAACACCATAATCTGAAAAATCCAGAGTATCTGAATAATCCTGTGGAAGTGTTGCTAGTAACACATTAGCGGTAGCATCAAGATCAATCTGTACTGACATCCCGTAAGTTACGAACTGAATGGTTTGTACGGTAACACTTGTACAAGCCGCTCCAGTACCATCTTGAGCTTCTAAAGCAGAAACATTGACTTTTGTAACGGCAGTTTCACCAGTATTATCCGATAAGTTCGTAAACTTCATAATAGCAGTGCGCTGACCGTCTTGAATGGTTTGGGTAGTTACTGCATCTGCCATAACTTACTCCTTAATCTCACCTCGTAAGACCATAGCTTTACGCTCTGCGCTACCTACAGGAGGCAAAGAAGAAGCCGCTTTCTTACGAGTGGTTTGTTTAGGAGCTGCCTTTTTAGGAGCTGCCTTTTTAGGAGCTGCCTTTTTCTTAGCAGTAGCCATAAAGCCTCCTGTTATCTAGTTTCAGCAGCAATAATATAATCCAGAGTAGTAACACGAGTACCTGTTGCATTACCGGAAAGGCTCATAGCAGCCACAGTCATGTTTTCATCATCTGGAATATTAGTGCCATGTGTAGCGACAAGAGCACTGTTTATATAAAATTTCACAGTACCAGTCCCATTCACTGAAAAAGCAAGGAGAATATAAGTGGCATCTACTAAATCAATCCCTGAATCAGTAGAAGTTTCCGTACCATCTTTTTCAGTTTTACAGAGAATGGAAGCGTCACCATCATCTACCTGAAAAACAATACGATCCGCTGCCGTCAGCATAGCTTCAGGATTAGTAGCAAAATTAACACTTAATCCGGCACAAATATCCGTCTGGTCAGCAGTAGTGCATTTGATACGGGTTTGAAAATAAATGTTTTTAGATGTAGCGACTGCAAAAACTTCGTTCCCTTGGATAGACGCACCATCATTATCAGTGGTAGCAGCAGAAGTCAGGGCTAATTCACCACCAACAGCATCTGCTACAAGGGCCACAGCAGCGCCTGAATCTTTAACTACCGTCCAATCATTAGTGGAATTAAAAGCAATCCCAACAAAATCATCAGAGATTTCAAAGAAATCAGGATTAATAGAAATGGGCATTTCGCGCAAGGCTTTGTAATTTGCGCCATACCCGTTATACAACACGGGGGTATTGTGGTGAGTAGCCATATGGGTCTCCTGTCGTGGCTAAAGGCTGCCGCTTCCAAATGGAACGCAGTCAGGATAAAAAACAATAAAGAAAAGGGGTACTAAGTACCCCTTTCTATCTAACTTTAAGTAGCTCCGGGTGAACCGAAAACACCTAACGGATCAGATACACCAAAGCTATAACGCTCACGGGCTTTATACCGGCTGTTGCCAGTATCAAAATCAGCATCCATAGAGGTTTGCATCGGGGTACGCACAAAGTGCTTAAGACCATTGGGGACATCAGTTAACAAGAACCATGCGTTAGTATCTGTGAGGTAATGATTCACAGAGTACCCATCAGGGATTGTCCCATTATTACGCAAGGCATTGATGTCGTTATCGGCGGTATTCGGACGTAAATCAGAATCCAACAACCGAGTTGCAACGAATTGCAAATCTGCTGGAAGTATGAGTTTACGGGGTTTAGCCGCTATTAACAGGCCACGCTCATCAGTCCAGCCAGCAACCTGAATAACGGCGGCTTCCAAGGAAGTCTCGTTAAGGTCAGCGCCAGTAGTAGGACGATTAGAGTTAGTACCGCCAGATACTAGAGGGTGTGCAGTAGAACATAATGTCTGTCCATCCCCATAAGTAACGGCAGGAGCAAAGGCGTTGTTTAAAATAGCAGCACCTTTAACCTGTTTAGTGTACGCCATAGCACGGGCGAGTGCTTTCGTATACCGCGAAGACAATGAACCATATAGGTTATCTTCAATGGCTTCTTCAGTTACTGAAAATCCCATAGAAATTGTTTCGTGGTTATAACGGGCAGTCCATGCTTCTTGTGCGTTGTCATACGAAATGGCAGCACCCTCGTTTTTAACAGGGGCGGCACCAAAACCTGACAGTTTGGTTTCTTCCTCAAAGGAACGATCTGAACTTTCAGTCTCGAAAATTTCTGCCGCTTCTTCACCATATTTAGCATATTCAAGACCAAATAAGGCGTTAAGACCCGGTAAGAGTTCCTTAAGGAGTTGCGCTCTAGAGATAGCCATTAGTCGTGCTCCTTATATACCGGTCTTGTTGAGGTAAGAATGCGAATCTGGATTAAACTTCACTAACAAATCCGTATACGCATCACCAATTGTTGAGTCCGGCCCATCCACAAAATCAACGATGCGAAAGGCCATTCCAGAAGTTGTTGCTGTTGTTGCAGTCAAGGCACTTGTGGAATTACCAGTAATGGTGCTTCCTGTGCTGGTGGACTGTACTGCTGCCAAATAGGTATTCTGACCTAAATCTGCTTGGGTAACAGCACCATCAGCTTGTGCTTGAAATACAGCATTCGGGTCATCCACAATATAAGCCATCGCATCAGACGCAACAGTACCCGTAGGCCACCGCTGGTTAAATGTTAATTGGCTTGTACTAGGATCAGTATATCGGCAACCTACAAAAACACCGATAGTACCCGCTGGAAATCCAGTAGAGTTATCTCCATTTGTCGTCACGATCTCAATAGTACCGGCAGCTACAATGGATACAATTGAACCATTGAAGATATTAGTACCATAACCGGACGCTATTGAAATCTGTCGAGTGGAACCTGCAAAAGGTGTCCCTCCAATCAGATTGACGGCCCGAAGACCGTACGGGGTGGCAGTAGCTGCCATAATAGACTCCTCGGTTTATCCTTTGCCAAAAGTAACCTCAGACTTCCTGTTATTAAATAACGGCATTCTTGGGTCACTCTCACGCATTAAGTTATTGTCTACAGATTGCATCTGAGAATCAGTTACTTTCTGATAATGCTCAGTACGTTCCTTGACAAGTTCAACTGGTGCCTTACAAAGCATTAAACCACCCATTACGATATTGTCCTTGAAGCGTTGGTTTTCAATGCTTACAAGTTCAATCTCAGGGTGCTCTACAGCCTTTACTGGCTCCCAGCCTTCACGTAGTTTGGAGGAAACATTGGTAGGATCATCTTGCCCGCGTGTACTAACACGCACCCAATGAAAAGTATAACCTTCTTCGGGCGTAGGAGTCGGAAGCACTTCCGGTTTACTCCATGCACGTTTTCTAGATTCCTTATCACGGGTTTCCAGTTCTCGGCCAAGCCTGTTCTCATCAACCATTTTGATTCCTCGCTAAATCAGCCACCTGTTCGGCGTATTTGTGCAGTGGGACTCCAAGTTTTTTCGCTATAGCTATTTGTGATTGTTTTAATTTCACCTTCTTTGGTGACGTGCTCCGCGTAGCGGGTGCAACCACATTGCTAGATTTTTTCCTCGGTTCCCCTGAGTTGTCTATCCCGTCATCAAACTGATCGGGAAATATCTCTCGCATACGAGAATCAATTTTCTCGTAGT